CTATGTAGACAAAGCCAACGACCTTCCACAGGGTGGAAGGAGATGATCGCTTTGTCTACTATGTAGACAAAGCCAACGACCTTCCACAGGGTGGAAGGAGATGATCGCAGCAATATCGCTCATGGGATAAAAAACATTGTGGTGTTTTTGTTGTTTGGATGTCTGACAAAGTAAGGTATATAAACATGGATAGATCGTTGTCAGCAGAAGAGGTTTTGAAGATCTCAGACGGAGGCTTAGTTATAAGGTTCTCCGACCTAGGAGGCTTCGCTAGCATAGAAGACGTGTTCGGACGTCATGACAAGTGTATAATTTTGTTGGAGAGTGAGCCTAACAGAGGACATTGGGTGTGTTTATATCTGGACAGAAGAGATAACACTGTGAGCTACATGGATCCCTATGGATTTTCTATAGAGGAGCCTCTCAAGATGATGGATAGTAACATTCTGTGGGCGTCTGGGCAGGAGTTTCCGTACTTGCTACAGATGCTCCTTGACTACGAGGGGTCTGTATACTACATGGATCGGAAATTGCAGAAGATGCAATTGGGGATAAATACATGTGGCAGATGGTGTGGGTTTTACCTTAGGGTGGCTGATCTTGTGTCTGTTGATGACTTCGCGCGGGCGTTTAAGTCTGCATCTGCTGAAAGCGGATTGACAACCGATGAAATTATTGTGTCGATCACCGATGGTTTTTTGGCGTCTACAAATGGTAAAGAGTAGCAAGGCTAAGGAAAAGGCTTTACAAAAACAGTTGTTCCGTATGGTGATGCACAAAGACCCTGTAACCCAAATAGTGGGAGGGGCAACCAAGCTATCAGAGACTCAGGGATACAAGGACTACCAGAGATATGGTAAGTACTTGTTAACTGAGCCATTCTATGTTAACTTCAAAGGGATTAAGGGGTTGTCAAAGGCTCATGTTAAGTCTGCTTTATGGAAGCATGTCAAGGAGTTTGAAGATCCTATTGGGGAGGCAAAGTTGATATTTAAGAGAATCAACAAGGAGCCTGATGACGAGTTTCCTTCCCCTCTAGAGTTGTTCCATGCAGTGGTAGCTGCCAGGGAAGATGAGATGGAGAAATGCAAGGTAAAGAAGTGTGCTCCTAAGAAGCCCGCAGCGAGACGAAGAAGAGAAAAACCAAGAGAGGCTAGGCATATTAAGTTGGTGGGTGATGGTGCTAATCGCGTCTTCTCAGAAGACGCTCATGAGCGAGCAAAGCTCGCGAGTAGCGAGGCTGAAACACGGCCTCTTAAAATAACCAAGGGTAAAGGTAAGGGAAAGTTGAAGATGGAGGATGGGCTTGTTACGGGTGAGATAAGTCAAGAGGTGTTGAGAGAAGCTGTAAAACGAATTATGGAGGGGATGGATAAGAAGGCAGCTGGTTTGTCGTAAAAGCCAATGTAAAAACCTATTGGGTTTTTGTTTTGCTCATGGCAGCCTCAGCTTTAGCTGAGTCTGCTATACAGATCGTCCTTCATCTTGTTCTTGGTTGCAAGGCCTGATCCACGGCTTCTAGCTAAGATTCCTGATCCTAACTTTCCTCCTTTGGAGACCATGAGACCTGATCCTAAGTTTCCTCCTTCTTTTTCGAAGATGGCTTCGACATCCTTGATTCTCATGCCGTTTTGCTTTGCAATGGATCTGATAGCGTCCTTTCTGTCAATGCCTGCTCCCATGAGAGCTAGGACAAGGGGAGCGATTTCCTTGGTTGCTGTGATAGCTGCTTTTCCCAAGTCTGATCTGGCGAATTCCTTACCTTTGGTGATAGCTCGTCTTCCGTAGTCAACGATCTTCTTACCGAATGATCCTCCATAGTATACATCTTCTTGGATTGCAATGTCGGAGTGTCCCTTCATTTGTTGAACATCACTTTCAGTGACTACTCCTTCAGTAAGATGGAGTTGTTGGTTCTCGATAACTGCAGTTCCGCTGAAGACGAAGACGGTTTGGAGAGTGTAGGTAAAGTCTCTTGAACCGAGATTTGTACCGGTGACGTTGACTGCGAATTGGTATGATCCTAATTCAGAGACAACATCTGTGCTGTTCATTGAGAGATCCTTATCGAAGTCAAGACATAATACGGATCCTGAGTATCTGTACCATTCTTGAAGAGACATGCGTAGACCGTTTTGTCTGGAGATGTTGTACAAATCTTCGGATGAAGCAGATGCAAGGAGCCCTGAGTTGGAGTTGAAGTCTACAGATACTTGATCTATTCTTAGATATGTATCTGTGCGATCTACCGCTCTGGAAGCGTTTGATCTCTTGAAGAAGATGTAAACTCGGTTAGGGATTGCGTTTAGTTTGATATTGTTTGCTTGTGCTGTTACTGTGCCTCCCGCTGGGACTAATCCATCTCCGTGATTGTATCTCTGAATGTTTTCATATGCATATTCTATTCTTGGTGGAACAGCGTCCATCTCCTTAGGCATGATATATCTGATATGGAGCTCTGGTTTTCTAAGACGTGGATCGGTGAATGAAATAACGGTTCCTGCTCCAAATGGGGTTGACAAGTCAACTGCTCTACTCCACATTCTGTTAATTAGATCTGTGTAGAAGGTGATGTTCAAGTTGAGTGTTTGGACTCCTGCAAGACCTCTTTCTGTTTCCTTTCCCCAAAGAAGAGGACTGATAGTAAGAGGAGTGAATGTTCTAACGATTATTTCAGCAGCGAATTGTCCGTTGGATAATACTCTATATCCGTAATGAGCACCGCGAAGATCTTCTGCTCCGTTCTCATTTTGTCCTAAGACGTTTTGAGCACTACCGAGGGCCAAGAAGTCGGAGTATTCTTGGTAGTAATCTTGTTTCTCTGCAGCTCCTGAGAAGAGCTGTTTATTATCGAGCGGGTCCTTGTATCTCATAAGCATGTCAACGTAATCACCTAAAGGTTGGGTAATGGCTGTGCCGTTGATTTGAAGGTTAACTTGGTCAGCAGCTTGAAGAAATGGATATGCTCTGACGGCATCTAATGAACCTAGTTGTACAAGAGGAGTTGCTGGATCGCCAGAATCACCCACTGCGGACAAGAGGAACTCGTGCATAATCATGAAACGTCTATCTAATATGTTTCGATCACTAGGAGGAAACAGATTTGACCACCCTATGCTGGAATTGGACACTGAATCGGCCGTATACAATCTTTGCGTGACGCTAGAAGCTGATGCGTTGAATCCAAATACTACTGGGCTGTTGAGATCCATAATTGGATCGATTGTTCGAACTAATGGTACTTTACCTGGCATCTTTAGTTAGTAAGAAAAACTTCAGTGGTTTTTTTTGATCTGATATCATCTCAGCATAAATATACTCCCTTTTCGTGGGCCACGTATGCGGGGTAGGTTGTCGAATAACATGCCCACCTGGAAGGTAGGTTAAGGAACTTATTTATCCCCTTGTTGTCCATACCCGCGTATCTCTTAAGGTACTGTTTAATCTGGTACACGCTTCCACCATGTGGGTAGAATACTACTCGGGAAGACTCGGCAAGGATCATTCTTGTGTGCTTGTAGTTCAAAGCAAGGTGGTTGGTGACCAACATATACAGGTTATTGTGTCTTCCGGTTTCTAGGCATTCGCTCTGTAGCTTCATGACGGACTCGAACAGTTTCTTATCACTGGCCTCCAAACTTGACACGTCATCAAATAGGAGAAGACTGCCTCTAGGAAAATCTCCAAGGGTAGGTGTATCGTCAACGAAATCATTGTCTAGAACTATCCTCCGAAAACTAACGTCTGCGTCATCTAAAGTTGGATCTTCGGTGAGCCTGCTTATAACGAAGATCTCGGCATCTGGAAACATCATCTGGAACTTCTCCATGTACCTAGCACAGACATAAGACTTACCGCTTCCTGATGGTCCGGTTAGAAGTATACACTCTCGTTGTGGGGCGGGTACCAGCTCGATGCTACCGTCGTAGATGTTGATCTCCTTTCCGGTGGCATCTTCACTGATCTTCTTAAGCTTATTTGTAATGGATCTGTTTAGGGCGTAGTTCTTCATGCCTCTTCTTAGGGCCTTTAACCCTCCGAACTCGGCTATTAGCGAGTCCTCATCTATTATGTCGTAAGGATCTGCTTGTATGCGCTTGTCGTGGAGTATCTCTTTTAGCACATCCGACAAACATCGATCTCCATCGTCGTCCGATATTTTTATCGCCGACGGGTCGTCTAGCAACCTTATAACGTCTAACTTTTTATTGTGTCTGACAGCAACAATAGGCTTTCCATGTTGTAGATTAAGCATTGTTTCTTTATTCTGTAGAAAAATGTACAGAGAAGAATATTTCACATATATTTGGGAAAGCTCCTTGGAGCTTCCCTCATGAGCAGGAAAGTTTTTCCTGCTAATAAATGCAAGAGACTCACTACTCTCCGGACAGTGTAACTTACATAGACTGCGTGATCGTCAATGACACCCCGTCTTTCATCCCGGCTATATTCAACCAGACGCTTACTGCTCCTTTGGTTGATAAGGCATCGGATTATTATCTCCTGATACAATCCTTGAACTTTGACCGAGAGTTCCTCCCAATCCTAAGATGGAGACCAAACACCTATTTTATGTCTTTCGATGTTGGTGGTGTTATAACAACTTTAGAGGTTCCATATATCTCCAGGGGGACCACTACTTCAGACGGAATATACGAGCTAACAGTTATAGCAGACATGATGAACAGCGCACTGCAGACCCTACACACGACAACTGGAGCCACTGCTCCAACAGGTAACGATCCACCGGTGTTCAGATACGACAGCTTAGCAAAACAGTTCAGCATCTATATCCCAAAGGACTACACAGCAGACATTTACTTTAACGACGCTTTGAACAGACTCTTTGCGTTCGATGTGTTCTATGATCTAGCAAACGAGCCAGTTACAGCTAGAGTTATCAACTATTCTAATCCATGGAATGACGGAGGCATACTAGGTCCCGGTCTTACAGAATACAACATGATTCCTAGCTTGGAGAACACGAACTGGAGGATTACAGACATCAAAGGTGTTGTTATCAGCAGTAATACCTTCCCAGTAAACAAGGAAATTGTGGCCATTGCTTCAGAGTCAAGCTACGTCACGAGTAATGTTTTGCAGAGGTTCTTTGAGGTTGTTGACATAGGCGAGGGAACCCAACCTGTTCCATTCCAGTATGTCAGCGAATACGACTCCTATCTCATTGACATGGTAAGTCCTAAACCGCTAACCAATATCGGGTTTGAAGTATCTGTCTTGTACGACGACGAAAGCACAGAGTTGCTTCAGATAGATCCTGGAAGATCTGGATCTGTCAAGTTCAAGCTAATTCACAAGTCTATGGTGCAACATAGAGAACCAATAGAAGGAGATCTAGGAACATCTAGAGGAAGACTAAAGCCTGTTGGGCATAGACGTTGAAGCCAATCCGTTATTAACGGATTGCCATCGACCCCTCCACCTTGTGGAGGGGAGATGATTGCCATCGACCCCTCCACAAGGTGGAGGGGAGATGATTGCCATCGACGAATTTAAAAACCTTGAGGGTTTTTGTTTACTTACCATTTTAAGGTGCAGGAGCAAGTTTAATCGTCTTTCGAAGAAAGACTCATGCGCGTGCCACCCTTATGAGCGGGAAAGTTTTTCCCGCTCATGAGATCTTTGGCAACGCCAAAGATCGATTATGGGGAAGGCGCAAGTTTCACAACTTCTAATCTAGTTGATCCTACGTTGTCTACGGAGCAAGGTCCTCCGTTTATTGTTGGATCACAGAAGAATCTAACGAACACTTTTTCTCCAGCGGCTAGAAGTCCTGTATATTGTACTGGGAATGTAATTATGTCGTTAGAGTTGGTGTACATGTTGTAAGAAGACAATAGTTGTCCTCCTCTTGTTTCCAAGTGTATTCTAACAGTTTGGAAGTTGTTGAAGGCTCCGTTAAACTGGCATGTGAGCTTAGCTGAAATGTCGTAAAAGGCGTCCTCTGGCAGTGTGACATCTCTATCTACTGGACTATAAGCTCCGGAGGTGTAATCTCCATTCTCTGATGCAGCAAACTGTATCTCTTGGTCTGCGAGCGCGATGATCGCCAAGGTACCTGTTAAGGCTTCTATAGCTTGTGGGAAAGAGTCAGATGGAGGTGTGATTGACCCGTTGATGGTCAAATTGCCATCGACTGTCCAGTTCTCTACACGGCCGCTGAGCCATGGTTTTCTTTGGTCTATGAAGAATTGGTTGACACTCATTTATATAAGTATTTTTAATACCTTGTTAACATTCACGTACGTCCAGACCGCATCTTACTGAGTAAAGTCAAACGCGATGTTGAAACCTTCGAGAATGAGAGAGTTTGCTCCCTTTGTAAATGTTGGGTTGGTTACATCATAGTAAAAGCTAACTCCTATTGAGGAAGGACCTGGTAAATACAGATTTGCTCTGGACACGACTGTTGTACTGCTGTTCTGGATGACAACAGGATATGTCTTAGGAGTTGGAGGAGCGAAGTTGGCGTGTCCTGGGAATTCGAGGAACACGGTTCCAGAGGCTGCAAGATCTGCGTTCGGTACCGAAAAGCCAGAGATATACAAGTTGACTATATCCCCTACTCTTGTGAGTCTATATGGCACACTTGGGTTATTTGCGGCAATGAACGAACCTTGAAGAGGTTCTGCACCTGTGAACATGGAATACCATTCGAGTGTACCTGCTCCGATAAAGTTTACTCCTCCACTTGGTGAAGCGTCTACTCGTACTCGGTTAGCTGTAAGATCTCCAACAAGAGATGCGTCTTGCTGTCCGATTATGTCTCCCTCGACTGTGAGGTTTCCTTGAACGGTCATATCTCCAGCGTTGGTAAAGCTTCCTGACTCTAGATCTCCATCCACTTTAAGTGATTCTACTCGGGCTGTAAGCCAAGGTTTGCGTTGATCCTTGATAAGTTGGTTAAGACTCATGTTTGTAAGCAAGAAAATATTGCTTACGCACGAGGTAAAAAGCCTAAAGGCTTTTTTCCGAGTATTTATGTAGGTACAAAAACACATCATGTTTTTTTAGACCGGAGTACTCGCGATCGCCCGAAGGGCTCCGCTCATGAGTCTTTCGTAGAAAGACGAGTAATTCTAGTTGACCTTCTCAATGATCAACCTTGGGTTGGAGGCAGTCATCGAACCGCTCTTAGCAGAAACGAACAATGAGATGCCCGATGGAACATCTGCGCCGGCTATGAGAGCTGTGAAAACAGCCACATCGTCTAAGGTCCCAGCCAACACCATAACCGTGTTATTGGCGTATGTGTCGAAGGCAGTGAACGGGGCGCTCTCCTGTCTTAGAACAACAGTTATAGAGTCTCCATTTGTAAAGTCGTTTATCATAACCTTTGCGGTCACGAGGTAGTACTTGGCTGCGTTGAATCCACTTATAACTCCTCCTATGTTACTCAAGCCCAACGGGTTAAGAATAGCTGGATCAGAGTAGGTTATTCGACTGTTAAGTGGGATAGCTTGAGGGGCTCCCCCAGTTGTTGCGAAGTAGCTCTTGTAAGATGGAAATCTCCATGTCGCTGCTCCTCCGAAAGTCATGAGAACTTCATCGGCATTTCCCGGCGCTATCTTAGAAGTTGTGACAGCCAGATTGTTAATCTTGGCGGTTATAACGGAGTTGGATTGTAGACGAGTGTTGTCTATGCTGTTTATTGGGATGTTCGCCATGCTAACTTGTGGTGTCCACGTAGCACTACCCGCTACAGTCTTGAGGACGTAATCATCTGTCCCCGGAGAGATCAATCCTGCTGGGCCGGTCGGTCCCTGAGGGCCAGTTAATCCCATTGGTCCAGTCGGCCCTGTGAATCCTGTTGGCCCTTGTATTCCCTGGGGCCCAGTTAATCCCATTGGCCCCGTCGGCCCATCCATTCCTGCGGGTCCCTGGGGCCCAGTTGATCCCATTGGCCCGGTTGGCCCAGTTAATCCCATTGGTCCTGTCGGCCCATCCATTCCTGCTGGACCCTGTATTCCCTGAGGCCCTGTCGGTCCCATCGACCCCGTTGGCCCAGAGCCAGACAAAGGTTGGAACGAGATAACCCCAAACTCATGTGTAAGAACCTCTCCATTGCCAGCACCTAATCCGATGTTTTGTAGATCCAGCAACTCTATGTCTTTGCGGACAACTGCAGCCGAGTTATCGTATAAGAACCCGTTGCCTTGTGACGGAATTGTCAGCGATCCTCCTACGTTTAAGTCTCCGTCGACGGTCCAGTTCTCTACTCGCCCTGACAACCAAGGCTTTCTCTCATCTTTGTATATCTGGTTAAGACTCATTTAATACAGCGATAAATAGGAGAAAGATCGAAAAACCCTATAAGGTTTTTTTCTCGCTTGATTTTTATCAAGCGAGAGCAAGAGGACGAATCATTGAATGCCATTTTAACACGCAACCGGTTGTGGGCAAATGAAACCATCCTCAGTTACAATGTTCCGTCTTACACCTGGAGCTCTGACAACTCTCTTAAACTCTTCAATAGTGGTGTATGTCATATCCTTCCTTTTCTTAAATCCAAGCTTGGCATCCAAAAGGTTATACTCCTTCTTTTGTCCATTGTATAAGCTCTCGTATAGCGCAACAGCATCGCCACTATTTAGAAGTTCCTGTGGGATACCCTTCATCCTCTTATGGTGTTCTACCTCTGATGATCCCTCGGTTCTTATTCTCTCCATATACATCTTCTTCCCTAAGAAGATTCCTCGATCCGAGTACTTGTCTTCAGCTCCGAAGTCGTTCGAGAACTGCCCAAGCTTCTTTCCGTATAACTCTTCTCCATATTTATCCTCAAAGGCTTCTCCCAAGCGATCCACTCCATCTAGATCCATGTGCATACTATCAGTGTCTTGGTAGTATATGTTAACAGATATGTCTTCAGCCAAGCACATTACCCGATTCATAACACGTCTTGCTCGACTTGTAATTTCACTAGCGCAGTGAACAGAGTTATACTGCTTGTGGTCTGGGTTTGAGAGCTTTAGCATTACACCTCCTCCGGGGATTGAAACCCTCTCTACCCAACTGCTCGCGTTTCTGTTCATAGCCTTTGCGACCACCTCCGGATCGGCTGGTGTGTCATAGTACACCTTGTGCTTATGAGTTATGGACTTCATTCCTGTGTATCCATACCCACTGTTGAGAATGAGCTTATATGTAATCTCTAGGCGAGCCATCTCCTTGTCTGGATGCTTCTTAATTGCTTGGCGGCGTTCGTATAGATCGTTTACAACCTGAGATAGCTTCTCGTTTCGGCCTTCGTCAAAGTAATACCCTCGGAGTACACTAAACTCTATACCTTGATATTCAACTAGATCTTCTAGCGTAAATCTATCTACAACATGTTTGCCTATTATGTCATTTGTCCAATTTCTAACTCCGGTTTCTGGTTCCTTGACAGACCAAAGAGGAAAGCCCCTCTTCTTCCCGACTTTGGTGATGTCAATCTCCACAAAATACCCATCAACAGTAGATAAAAACTCCATGTTTAGCTGCTCTTCTAGTAGAACCTTAGGCTTGCCATACAGATAGCCAAGTAGATCTACCTGACCCTTTGGATACAACGAGTTGGCATCCATCGGACAAGTCTTCTTGAACACGTTGAATATCTCATTCCACAGAGTCATTGTTCTTCCACCCACATAGGCCTGGCTTATGAAAAACTTAGGTAGTCCAGTTATCTTGTATACTCCATCAAATACACCTCTTGATATCATCACTGCGTTGGCATACCCAGCAATAGAAAGGTGATTTAGCAAGTCGACGTACGATACCTCAAACAACATATCTCTAAGCTTCATAACTGCAGCACTAAGTATCTCTACATCTATCTCACAATACCTTCTGCTGTACTCAATGGCATCCACCATCCCCGTGGATTTATAAGCTTCATCAGCTAGACCCCACTTTTCTATATTCTCAAGCATTATATCTCTTAGAACTCCAATATCCTCATAATCAGACTTAATATTGTCCAACATTCTTCTTACAGGCATTCTTCTCGCTACACCATCTGCTTCATTGGCGTCAAATACAGCATCCCTAGTAAACGCGCCGTATGACATAACCTCCTTACTCTGACTAAGTCCAACAGCGCTAGCAAACTTATTTAACGTACACATCATGTACATTGCACTGTCTCTGGTCTGGAAAACCAACTTAAATGGTTCACCTTTTCTATCTGTAATGCTGCTCTGAAACTCCATGGTGCTCGTCTTATCCTTAATCATGCTCATAACTCTAACATACTCATACAAAAATGACTGGTCGTACTTGTTGTTGTGAGCCATAAACTTAACCTTCCCCCACGGAAATAAGTCCCCATCGCCTCCGTCATCTACATATCTTCGATGTTCAGCAGACTCCTTACTCTTAAGATCAAAAACAATTCCGGATACCCACTCTAACATCTCTCTAACACAGTTTCTACCCCTAAACGAAACCAACCCACCCTCTAGCTCTTCTTCAAAATCTTCGTAACCAACATAGCAAATGTTGGCCGCGCAACAATAAGGAAGATGATCCCCATCGGTAGTTGTTTCTACATCGTAGAAGACCATCACCTTCCTTGCTTGTTTTGACGCTTTCAGACTCTTCCACCTAGATAGCGCAGCATTTACCTCCTCATTTTCGAGGTCCATATTGCCCTTGTTGTCGTAAGCACCAAGCTTGTCGCACAACTCTTTTCTCCTCTGCTCCTCCGGATTTACGAAAACACAATCATCATCTCCACAGTAAAGCTTATCACTTGTCACCTGCTTCTCCCCTTCTTCAAATGATAGATATTTAAGCACGCCATCTGCTACCTCCAGAGGCGCTAAAAGGTTATGAGTCTTCATTAGCTGTATTACCTTCACGGCTTGAACCTTGCCTTTTGTAACTCTATCTTTGACCCTGCCGTTCTTATCGAGCCGATACACTCTATTCCATTCTCTAAGATCCTTAACTTTCTCGTAGTTTTTCAACGCGGTCTCGGTGACGTCTACTTCCACGTTAGGAAAATAGTGATCACAACAACATCCTATGTCTATTATACGCTTCCCACAGTTGACTTTAGAATTTCGAGGATACATACTCTGCTCTATTCTGTTGTCGTCCGTTACATATCTAAGACGAATAACAACGTCTAAAACCTTTGCAACCTCCCCCAGCATACACTTTGGAACAAATCTTCCGACCATAACTCCAACTCTTGGGTCCTCTATCCCATAGTACTTCAAGGTCTCGATTAAACAACCTTGCTTATACTTAGGAATGCTATCGTCTCTCAATTCCTCCTCCGTGTAAACGGCAAGGTGTTTTAAGTCAAGATCGGTAAGGTGTTTGTAAGCAAACCACCCCGGCTCCTTATTTCTTCTCTCCCCTCTGACCTTCCTCCTTGGTCTATCTACCCAAAATTCAAAGTCACCACTCTCAGTATCCAGACTCTTTAAACTACAGATCGGATCTGACCCCCCGTGCTTCGCCTCTTCAACTACATGGAATCCCTTTCTTAGCTGCTCAATGGTGCTCACATTCTTCAAACTAACCCAGTGATCTCCCTTTCTCATAGTAAACCAAAGACCTGAGTACTTGAGCTTGTAATTAATTACCTCTTGTAAAAAAGGAATGAGTACATGTTCAGCATCAAAGAGCAGGGCATCATCATAAAAAGCAATATTCTCCGCCCCGAGCTCTGTCAACAGTTCTAATTCGCAAATTGAGTGTTCTATTGAACGTGGTT